CAGTCATCTTTACACCGACCCAAAAAACTTTTCGGAGGTTTATGAAATCAGTACCACAAAGGCGCAACAAGTTGGCCGGAAAAGGCAAAGCCAGAGCCTCGGAAGCTAAGAAACGGTACGATTCAGAGTACCATTCAACGCCCGAACGTAAGCAATATAGGGTCGAATTGAACAAAGCCAACCGTGAAAGCCCAAGTCCGAAAGGCTACGACAAGTCCCACACCAAAAACGGCAAACTAGTCAACGAAAAGGCTAGTAAGAACCGTGCTAGAAACCAACCCGGAAGGTCCAAGAAGTGAGAGAGCAGAACCTCGTAGAACTGATCGATTTTGTAGGAGGAGATCACGCTCACGCCCGGGCAGCTTGGGCCAGTACCAATCAGGAGATCAGCGAGGAAACTAAACATCGTATCCCCGGATTACTTCGATATCTTGCATTGAACCACCACGATACCCCTTTTGAACACTCCATGTTATCCTTCCGTGTTCAATCCGATATCGCAACACATATTCATCTTCTAAAACACAGAACCCTCTCGATCAATTCAGAGTCCGCCCGGTATAAGGAACTAAAACGTGATTCCTACTACATTCCGGAAGACTGGCCCGAAAGTCTTCAAGAGTCAGCCTCCAATCTTGTTCAGGCAGCACAACGTACTTACCATTTATTCATAAAAGACTTGGAAGCTTCCGGGCTTTCTCGTGCTCGTGCCAAGGAATCCGCCAGATTCCTACTCCCCTACGCTAACCAACTACGCTATGTAGTTACCTTCAACTTCCGAAATTTCGTTCATTTCTATCAGCTTCGTGCTTCAGAACACGCACAAATAGAAGTGAGAGAGATTGCTCACCAAATGCGCCAACTGATTAAAAACACCGGACAATTTAACGAATCATTACTGGCATTTAGCCTCTAATCGGTTTGCTACTTAATTGTTTTATGGTATAATCAGCTTTACAATTGAAATATGACAATGCCACTCCAGCCAGAGATTCTGGAGATCGAGGTATTGGACTACATTCAGGACCAGCTTGGTGGTCAAAGAGAAGTCCGCTTGAAATCAGGAATAGCGGATCTTGTAGTCGGCACCAGTATCCTCGAAGCAAAGAAGTATGAATGTTGGAAAGCCCTACTCGGACAGGTCCTGTCCCACAAGTATTGCTACCCCAACCGGAACTTAATTGCAGTTGCTTATTGTCATCATCGTTTCTTTCCACCCTACAATCTTGAATACGTCCGTAGTGTATTCTCCCATCATGGGATCAAGTTTTGGGTAACTGCAGACCGTGCCATCAAACGACGCATTTCAAGAAGTACTAAGAAAGCTCACAGACGATCCTCTTTGGCATTTCGAGAAGTTCCGAATTGAACGCTTCGGAACCGGAGACCTGATTCCTTTTACGTTGAATACAGTTCAACGAATTCTTCATCACCGATGTGAGAAACAGAAAAAAGAGACCGGGTTTGTCCGACAGGTAATCTTAAAGCCAAGACGTAGCGGACTTTCAACGTACTGCCTAGCGAGATTCTTCCGGGCAGCATTGATCGGACAAAACATGAGGGTAGCTATCGTAGCCCACGATGAGCCTACGACGATTACCCTGTTTAACATGGTCCGCCTGATGCTGAAACACTACCCGGCACCCCTCAAGCCGAAGGAAGGCTACTCCGGTAAACGAGAACTTTCCTTCAGTGACTTGAACGTCCGGTTTCGTTTAGGTACTGCAGGGGGCACCGACATTGTTGGTGATCAGATCAAGCTTTTGCATTGTTCCGAAGTTTCCCGATGGGGGGAGAACGCTTTTGATTACTCCGGAGCACTACTCCGCAACGTAGCCATCGCAGACGGAACAGAAGTCCTGATCGAGTCAACTGCTCGGGGCATGGGAGGCTACTTCTACGAGTCCTACTGGTCCGCACAAACCGGGGAAAACAAAGGCGGATGGGAAGCTACTTTCTTCCCGTGGTATGTGTTCGATGATTATAGGCTACCTTTTGAATCGGACGCAGAAAAGGAAGCCTTTAAAGAAACTGTTGGGGCAGAGCCACGGTACGGGGGAGAAGAAGAGGAACGTTTACTAACCGAAACCGTTCAGTACGATCTTGGTGATGCTGGTCTTGAGACTTTCGGGGTGTCATTAGAACACCTGAAGTGGAGACGACTTTCCATCGATGTAAACTGTCAAGGATCTCTTGATCAGTTTCATCAGGACTATCCCAGTTCCGACCGGGAAGCCTTCCTAGCCTCCGGGCGGATGGTCTTCGACCGGGAGATCCTTGAAAGAATTCGGCAACGGTTAAGTACTCAGAAGTCAGTCGTAAAGATGACGTTGCCTACGAATCGCTACTCTCCGGGTACCAACATTCCGAAGTACACGTTGGACCCCCACCCTACCGGGGAATTGGAGATTTACATCGATCCGATTGAAGGACGAGAGTACCGGATCGGGTGTGACGTAGCCGAAGGCATTGAAGTCAATGACCGGGACACCGACTGGTCCGTTGCCTGTGTTTTTGACGGTCTAACTTTCGAGCAAGTAGCACAACTCCGAACAAAGACGGACCCAGACCAGTTGGCATGGAAGCTAGTCACCCTAGCTCAGTACTATAACGAAGCCTTGATCGTAGTCGAACGCAACAACCACGGACTGGTCACTTTACGGTCCCTGTTAGACAAGCATCACTACACGAATTTATACAACGAAATGCGACTGGATGAACGGGGCCAGAAACGTACCAAACGGGTGGGCTTCCTAACAACGCTGAAAACCCGGCCCCAACTCGTAGATACGATTCGTGAGCTTCTACGGGAAGAGGAGATAACGCTGAAGAGCCGGGTGCTTGTTGATGAACTGATGACGTTTGTAACCCTCCCGAACGGTAAGGAGGCAGCAAACACAGGTGCTCATGATGACTGTGTGTTTGCCCTCGGGCTAGCTTGCTGGGGCATGACAAGACATCCAGCTACCGGAAGAAGAGGACCACTATTGCCAGAGTACTCTTCCAGAAAGAACGAATACCGTCACTACGTCCATGTCTAATAATATTCAACACCTAGTAGCCGAATGGCGTGAGCTTATTTCAGAGAAGCAGGAAGAAACTTTTTCTTCTTTTGAACTCATCGAAATAAACGAAAGAATCGCAGAAGCTTTGTTAGACACTTTACACGAATTGGAGACAGACCTTGATTGATGTAACCCCAATGGCAGATCCGGGTACTCCTCCCCCTCCTCCAGAAGACTCGGAATATAATCAAGAAGATCAGCTAGCAACTCTGATTCGCAACAAGTTTGAAGAGTCTCGAGACTATCGTCGCAATATCGAGAATGAACGGTGGCTTCCCGGGGAAGATGCCTACAATGGGATCTATGTGGAAGAACTTCGTAAAGAGTCGGGCAGGAACGCACCTTACATGAACTTGACGAGAAGGGAGGTGACTTCGGCTCATATCAAGATCAACGGAATGTTGTTCCAAAATAACAAGATTCCGTTTTCGGTGGTTCCTGCTCGTACTCCCAAGTTTATTCCTTCAGACATCCACCAGATGGCTGAAGGAATGCCGCTGATGTCTGATAAAGAAAAGTCAGAATATATAAAAGAACTTAGTACTCATCTTCCCGTCCACCAGATCCTTCGGGACCGTGCTCAGAACATGGAAGATCGAATACGAGACATTCTCGATCAGACAGATTTTACGACAGAGATTGGTAGAGCCATCCACGAAATGATCTTGCACGGTACCGGGGTATTGAAGTCTCCCGTGTTAATTCGTAGGAACTACCCGGTTTACTCTGGTAAGTTCTCTGGAAGACTTGAGAGTATCGAGAGTGCCGTAGAAGCAGAACTATTACCGACTGCAAAGTTTGTTTCTATTTTTAACCTCTATCCGTCTCCAGAAGCAGATAATGAGAATGATCTGAGCTACATCATAGAACGTACACAACTATCATCCGTTCAAGCCAGACAGAAGCTGACAGAAGAGTATGGCTACAATTCAGAAGCCGTAGCGGATGTGCTGGAAAACAAGTACACGATAGGTGGTTACGAACTCTCCAGACCAATCAACCCACATCAAGAGTCCTATCAGGAAGCAGAGAAAGAGTACGAACTCCTAGAGTTTTGGGGGACCCTCGACCGGGATGATCTGGAAGGTTACATAGACGAAGATGCTCTCGGGATTCTCGAGGTGGCACCAGTTTGTGTGACAGTTCTTGGGAATCGAGTAATTAAAGCTTCTATCAATCCGTATGACGGGCAGATCCCCTACCACTTCTGTTACTGGCATGACAACACGCACTCCA